TTGAATTAGAAAACGGTTCAGTCATTATTGCAAACTCAACATCAAGTTCAGCCGCTCGTTCTGGTTCTTTCAACATTGTATTCTTGGATGAGTTTGCGTTCGTTCCATCAAACATTGCTACAGACTTTATCACATCAGTTTATCCTGTTATTACTGCTGGTACAAAGACAAAAATTATTATTGTATCGACACCAAACGGAATGAATCTATTCTACAAAATGTGGATGGATGCAAAGAATAAGAAAAGCAGTTATGTGCCGTTTGAGATTCATTGGTCACAAGTACCAGGTCGTGATGAAGCATGGAAAGAAGAAACAATTAAGAATACTTCAGAAAGACAATTCCAACAGGAGTTTGAAACTGAGTTCTTAGGTTCTAGCAATACACTCATTTCTGCATCTAAGTTGCAGATGTTGGCATATATTGATCCAATATGGTCAAAAGAAATGCTGGATATATACGAACATCCAATTAAAGGCAATGAAGACGGAACAGTACTTGACCACATTTATGCTATGACTGTTGACGTATCGGAAGGTAAGAACCTAGATGCATCCGCATTCTCAATTTTTGATATTTCAACAACACCATACAAACAAGTAGCAAAATTCAAATCATCTTCAATTTCACCAATTTTATTCCCAACCGTTATTTTTAATGCGGCAAGAATGTACAATAGTGCATACATTTTGGGTGAAATCAATAATACCCCACAAGTTATGGAAATTCTACATAATGATATGGAGTATGAAAATGTGTTAAAAGTTCAGACAGGAAATAAGAAAGCCCAAACAGTTTCCGCTGGATTTGCAAGAGGTATTCAGTTAGGCGTAAAAATGTCTACTCAAGTAAAGAGAATTGGATGTACTAACTTGAAGACATTAATTGAATCAGACAAGTTGTTGATTAACGATTTTGATACTATTTCAGAGTTAACTTCCTTTATTGCCGATAAGACAAGTTTCAAGGCAGATGCGGATGCTAATGATGATATGGTAATGACATTGGTTCTTTTTGCGTGGTTGACCACTCAAAGAATGTTTAAAGATATTGTAAACCACGATGTCCGCAAACAACTACAACTGGAACAATATAATCAAGTAGATGATGAAATGCTTCCGATAGGAGAAATTGATAACGGATTAGATATCCCATTTATGAACGAAGGTGGGGATTTATGGGTAAAAGCAGACACCATAGAGAAATATAACGATATCTTATCTAAGCATTTTAAAAACTTCTAAAGAGAGCAATTTATAAATATCAACATGGTATTAAAAGAAGCCATGTCAAAAATAACAATTTAAGGAGAAGAAAATGGCAAATCAATTGTCTCCGGGCGTAAATGTATCTGAGATAGACTTAACAACAGTTGTACCCTCAGTACTAACGACTGGCGGTGCTTTCGCTGGAAATTTTGCATGGGGTCCAGTAAATAAGCGTACTCAGGTAGATAGTGAAATTACATTGGGAAGAGTTTTCTACACTCCTGATAATACTAATTATCAATCTTGGTTTAGTGCCGCATCATTCTTAGCGTATGGTAACAACCTTCAAGTTGTTCGTGCCGCTAATAACCAATCATTCAATGCAGATTCTAACACAGCAGGCGCAAACATTCAAGTTCAAAACAATGACGTATTCCAATATACTTTATTGAACCAAAATAACCTAAATGCATACGGTCCATTCATGGCACGTTACCCAGGTACATTAGGTAATTCGTTGACTGTTTCTATTGCAGATTCAAACACATTCACAGGAATGACAACAACAGGTACAGTTAATACTTCTATTAGCAGTACAACTGTTATTGGTACAGGTACATTGTTTGCACAAGAATTAGCAGTAGGTTCAGTATTGACTACAACAGGTGGTGTATCTTTAGGTACTGTTGCTTCTATCACTAGCAACACAGCATTGACATTAACCGCTTCTGCAAGTCAAACACTAACAAACGCATCATACAAAACAAACTGGGCATATGCAACATTGTTCCCATCTGCACCAGGCACTTCATTACAAGCACAATCACTAGGTGCTACAAACGATGAATTGCACGTTGTTGTTGTTGATACTGGTGGTTTGTTTACAGGCGTACAAAATACAGTCTTAGAAACATTCCCATTCTTGTCTAAAGGTTCTGATTCTAAAGATTCATTAGGTAATTCAAACTACTATAAGAACAAGATTTTCAACAATTCAAGATATGTTTACGCTGTGGATCCTGCTTGTTATTCAACAACTTCAGGTACATGGGGTAGCCCACTATCAGGAACACCATATGCTTCATTGACATATAACTTTATCTCCAACTTAGTGGTTCCATTAAGTGGTGGTACAATTGTTACACCAACAGATGCAGACTTATCTACATCATGGGCATTGTTCTCAGACAAAGACCAAGTAGATATTTCTCTTGTAATAACTGGTCCTGCTGATGTAACAGTACAACAGTATGTCATCGATAACATTGCATCATCAAGAGGTGATTGCGTAGCATTTGTTTCTCCACCATCTAGTGCTGTTATTAACCAATCAGGTAGCGAAGTCACAAACATCACTACATGGTTCAACTCACTTGCTCGTGGTACAGTAGCATCAGGCTCTTATGTTTTTGCTGATTCTGGCTGGAAGTACATTTTTGACAAGTACAACAACACATATCGTTGGGTACCACTAAACGGTGATATTGCCGGTCTATGTGCATACACAGATAAAACTCGTGATCCATGGTGGTCACCAGCCGGTTTCAACCGTGGTGCAATTAAGAATGCAGTTAAACTAGCATGGAGCCCATCACAAACATCTAGAGATGCATTGTATTCTTTAAGTGTTAACCCTGTTGTTGCATTCCCAGCACAAGGTATCGTTCTATATGGCGACAAGACAATGCAAGTTAAGCCTAGCGCATTTGACCGCATTAACGTTCGTAGATTGTTTATCATTCTAGAAAAAGCAATTTCAACTGCATCTAAGTATTCATTGTTTGACTTCAATGATAACTTTAGCCGTAATGAATTTGTTTCTCTTGTAACTCCATATCTAAGAGATATTCAAGGTCGCAGAGGTATCTATGACTTCAAAGTTGTTTGCGATACAACAAACAATACTCCACAAGTTATTGATTCCAACCAATTTGTTGGCGATATTTACATCAAACCTGCTCGTTCAATCAACTACATCCAGTTGAATTTCGTTGCAGTAAGAACTGGTGTATCATTTACAACAATTACTGGTAGCGTAAGCCAATAAATAACTGCATATTAAAGGAGAAATAAAATGGCTTTTAACGTATCAGAATTTCGTGCAAACATGGTTGGTGACGGTGCTCGTGCCAACTTGTTTGACGTTGCTCTAGTATTTCCACTTGTAGCACAGAATGCTGGTGCCGCAACAACTAAGATTACTTTCCAAGCAAAGACAGCACAGTTACCTGGTTCAACAATCGGTACTGTGCCACTCTATTACTTTGGTCGTGAATTGAAGTTTGCCGGTAACAGAACATTCCCAGATTGGACATTAACAATTATTAATGACGAAGACTTTGTTGTTCGTAACGCATTGGAAAGTTGGCTTGATTCTATCAACAGCCACACACAAAACATTAGAACACCTAATGCTTTAACACCAAGCGGATACTCAGCAGATGCTTTAGTAACACAATACAGTAAATTAGGCGTACCAATCAAACAATACGATTTTGTTGGATTGTTCCCTGTCGATTTATCTCCTATCGATGTTGATTGGGGTGCAAATGATGCAATCGAAGAATATACTGTAACGTTTGCATATCAATATTGGCAAGACGTTGGTGTTTCAACAGCGGCTACAACTACCTAATATATTATAGCGAGGAGCCTTTATTGGCTCCTCTTTTTATCTTTTATGTGTTTTTGAATTGAACTAGGAGAAAATTTTGGCTTTAAGTCTATTCGGTTTTCAGATTTCTCGTAAAGAGGCAGAAGATGCACAACAAGTGCAACAGTCTTTTGCGCCTCCAAATAATGATGATGGTGCATTAACGATATCGTCAGCGGCATACTACGGTACATACGTTGACTTAGATGGTACAGCAAAAAATGAGGTTGAACTAATTTCTCGTTACAGAGAAATGGCAATGCAACCTGAAATTGAAGCGGCTATTGATGATATCGTTAATGAGGCTATTGTACAAGATGACGATGGTCGTTCACTTAAAATTGTTTTAGATGACTTAGAAAAAGTTTCACCTAAAATTAAAGATTCAATTAAAAAAGAATTCGATGTTGTTCTACGATTGTTAAACTACAACAATATGGGACAAGACATTTTCCGCAGATACTACGTTGACGGAAGATTATATTACCACATTATCATCGACAAAGATAATCCAACACAAGGTATCAAAGAACTCCGTTACATTGATCCACGCAAATTGCGTAAGATTCGTGAGATGAAGAAAAAGAAAGATGACCGTACTGGCGTTGAGATTATGAATGTCATCAACGAATACTACATCTATAACGACAAAGTAATTACGGGGTCATCAAGTAACTACGGACCTGTAGGTATTCGTATCACTACAGATTCTATTATAAGCGTTGTATCAGGGCTTATGGACGCTCGTAGGGCGGTTGTATTGTCATACTTACATAAAGCCATCAAACCGCTCAATCAATTGCGTATGATTGAGGATGCGACTGTTATCTATCGTATCTCTCGTGCGCCAGAAAGACGTATTTTTTATATTGACGTTGGTAACTTACCAAAACTAAAAGCAGAACAATACTTGCGTGACATCATGGTAAAATACAAGAACAAACTTGTATATGATGCCAACACAGGTGAAGTTAGAGATGACCGTAAATTCTTGTCTATGATGGAAGACTTCTGGTTACCACGTAGAGAAGGTGGCAAAGGTACAGAGATTACTACACTACCAGGTGGACAGAACCTAGGTGAGTTGGAAGACGTTAAGTATTTTGAGAAGAAACTGTATAAATCATTAAACGTTCCAGTCTCCAGACTTGATCCAAACCAATCTGGTTTCTCTTTAGGTCGTGTTGGTGACATCACAAGAGAGGAGTTGAAGTTTGCCAAGTTTGTTGGTCGCATGAGAGCTAAATTCTCCGACCTGTTTGACCAAGCATTACGTGTACACTGTGTTCTTAAAGGTATCTGTACAGATGCAGAATGGAATGAATTCAAA